AAGCCGTCTTGGGATAACTTTGTTCTTCATACCGTAATTTCTTACGCAAATCTCTACGGTCCTTCTTCGATCCCAAAAAATAAATATATCTGTGCTTTTCGTAACGTTGCTTACGTTTACTCATATCTAAACCCTGATAATGTCTTGAATGTTTATCTCCAGTATCTACATCGGTTCGGGCTACGGTCTTACCCGTATATATAAAATTACACGCCTGATAAACATATCCTGTGTGTTTCATGGACGTATCTGCATAAGATACGACGATCATGGGCCGTGGTAAGAGCTTCAAACTATTCGCGACGAGGTAGGAGGCTTCGTTCTTTTTATTATTTAGAAGGCACAACCTATTTAATTCTATAACCATGTCTTTACACTCAGGACCACATACGCCTATGCAAAGGGAAGGACTTGCGGGAGATCCGTAGGTCACGACTCCCGTTAGCTCCTTATTGTCATAAAGACCAAAAGCATAAGAAACAGAGGGCATTCGCTTTGCATAGTGCAGCTTCATTATCCACTCTTGGGTCTCAAACTTTTTTATCTTTCGGACTTCTTTCATATTTCCTCAAAAAAAATGGGGGCCAGAGAGTTGCCCCCAGAGTTTGCACCAACCTAATCTAACTCTTCATACTCTACCTTAGCTTCATCAAGTTTATCCAGATAGAGTAAATGTTCTTTTTCAGTAAGGTTTTGTATAACAATTTTATACAAATCATCACTATTTTCATAAACTTCCACAGACTTTCGGTAGCTATAATCTCCCATATAACCTAACCAACTGTGTTTCATCTTCCAAGACCAAGGGCCAGAACAATTTGTCATCTCCACTCCAATCCTTCCTCACTCAATTCATCACACAACTCGTCGTACGCACAATCCTTATAGTAATCTAAGTCGGTAGTGTAAAAGTCAGGCTTACACTCTTCGTCCGCTTCTTGCATATCTATTGCCCATGAGTTGACCAAGTGGTCTAAGCTAGGCTTATGGTTTAATGGTAGTTCATTTTTAAATATCATCTCCAAACCGCTCCTTGACCTTCGTGGTTTTTAGGAGCCACATTTTTCCATTTACGATTAGGGTTAGAAACTAAGTTTGGAGACAAGTAAGGATCTCCAGAAAACGCCAAATTTACCCCTTGAACTCTGTCTTCAAGCCCATTCATTTCCGCTAGAAGTTCGTAGAAATCTTTTCCACCAAATTCTCCGTAACCTTCGTAGTCATCTTCTCTCCATTTGTTTCCCTTATTATCTATAAGATAAACAACCGGAGTTTTTCTTCCTCTAGAATAATCCTCAATCCAGATAACTTTTTTAGTGTCGTTAGTATGCCAAGAAAACATTCCCATGATTTTTTTCCTTTATAAAATTAAAATATACAAAAGTATACGATATTATAATATAGGTGTCAATAAAAATAAAAACCCCCGCCTCCATGGAGAAAGACGAGGGTTTTTGAACTTTTGTCCACAGGCAAGAAGACAAAAGTTATTCGGGAAACTAGATTTCAACATAAAATCTACGAGAATAGTATGCGATTATATATTATATGTCAACCTTAACTTGATTTTACGGCTAATTTTTTCTGGTAATCTTTAAACATAACCCTTAACTGTCCAGATATTGTACGCCCTTCGCTTTTTGCGAGAGAAACAATCTGTTCGTAGACTTCACGAGGTACTAAAACACTCTTCCATTTATCTGTATCCATAAGACATCTCCTTATTTTGTGGGATGATATAGGATAACATATAACAAGTCAAATAAAAAAGGCCCCACCGTAGTGGGGCCAGTTTCAGGGAGGTTAAAATATGGAAACCCGTCAGCCTAACGGGCCTCACCCCAACTTGGTCCGATTTCTACATCGCACAAATTGGGAACCTCCAATTCTACCGCTGTTTCCATAATATTTGCAACATTTTTTGCATCTGATTCGCTTTTTACTGACATAGCTATTTCGTCGTGGATCTGGATAAGTGGCACAAGACCTTGTTTATAAAGGTTTACCATCGCTTGCTTTGTCATATCCGCCGCTGAAGCCTGAATCAATCTATTTAGAGCTTTGTAAGTATACGCTCTCTTCAATCTGGTCGTCTCGCCATGCTCTAAAACGGCCTCAGAGTACGGAAGTGCTTTGTGCATTGCAAAACTGGTGGGCTCCCATAAGTCGAATCGGCATTTTCTCCCCTTTATAGAGCGAATCGATCCGCCACTTGCTTTGTCATTTAATCGATTCGTTACGCCGTTCATCAATCGTTTCACAAAAGGAACTCTTTCGTGGTACTGTTTCATTATAGCTTTAGCTTCTTCCACCGTGATATCCAACTGATCCGATAGTTTATTTACTCCCATGCCATACATCATTGCGAGATTGACGACTTTAGCTTGTTTTCTAGGTATCTGGGCCATCTCGGCTACCATCGTATGGAAATCCATGTTCGGATCGTTCCTGTATGCTTCGACAAACTCATCAACTTTCGGCAACGGGTTCGTATTTCGCCCATAAACATAAGCATAGTGGACCAAGATCCGTGGTTCCTGTTGCGAGAAATCAACACTCGCCCACTTATCGCCTTCTTCGGGTAAAAACAAACTACGAATCATCGGCCCCAACTCAGGGTCTCTAGCGGGAATCTGCTGTAAATTCGGGTTGTTCATGCTTATCCGTCCCGACACCGTTCCCCCATCGTCCGATCTGATCTGGTTTATGTGGCTATGTATCCGTCCATCTTTACCCGCGTGTTTCATAATCGTTGCGATAAAAGTCCCGTGGGTCTTGTTGAGGTTTCGGGCCTGAACAATCAGCTTAGGTAATTCGTGTTCGTGGTCGGTAAGAAACATCTTTGTAAAAGACGGGGCGCCTTTCTCGGTCTTGGGATAAGATATACCCTGACTGTCAAACGCTTTCGCCAAAGATTGTGCCGCCCAGATCTCTACGTCAGTCCCAGTAGTACTCTTTATCTTTTTCAATACGTCCTTTTCCCGTTTGAGCAAAGCGTCTCTGGTCTGCTCCAACTTGTCTATATCAATACGGACGCCCTTCCATGTCATATCTATCAGACAGGGCAAAAGGTCGAGTTCCAGATTAGCAACGTTCATCAGGTCTTCCTGTTGCAGTTTAATCTTGAAATAGTTCCAAAGCTCCAAGGTCAGCGTCGCGTCGGTCTCGGCATACGGTCCGACATACATGGCGGGTAGTTTCCACATCTCTGCTTTCGGGTCCACGCCAAAGTCAGTTGCAGCTTCAACGAGTCCTTTTTCGCTCTTCGTCTTATTAAGATGGTCGTAAGACAAAGCATTCAGACTGTAACTAAAACGGTTCTCGTCTAGTAGGGCGGCGATAACCATAGTATCGATAAACCGCCCGTTTAACTGAAACCCCTCCCGCTTTATCCAACCCGCATCGTATTGTGCATTGTGCATAATTTTATCGGCGGGACACTCAAACACTTTCTTGAGCCATTTACTGACAATGCGCTTATCTAGATTGCCCCCTCCCTGATGCCCTACGGGAATGTAACCTTGCCACTCGTCTGTCGCGACGGCATAGCCTACTACCTCCCCGTCTCCCGTAGGCCATCCGGGTCCGTTTGTTTTAATATTTGGATCTCTTGTCTCAACATCAACCGCAATCTGTTTTGCAGAAAAAATGTCGGGAAGTTCGGAAGGTGGAACCCAGTCCGACTTCGGCGTAAACATCGCCATCTGTAGGGATTTCATTTTTCGCCCGCCAATGCACCGTAGCCACAGATATCCACATAGGAATCTTCGTGGTCGGGCGTCTCTATCAAACGGCTAAGTTTGACCGCTATCATACATTGGTAAACTTGTGCCACACTCACTTCCTTTTCAAGAAGCACGGACCACATCTTAGCTATCCGCTCGTGGTTTTTGTAGGCGTCTCCATAATCTTTTGCTCTTGGGCCGTTTATCATCTCTTCGGCCTTCTCTAATATTTCTGCTCGCTTCATAAGTTATAACTCCTCATTGCGTCTTCTGCTTCGACTATATATAAGTTTCTTTTTGTTCGTGTGACGCCAACATAGAATGTCCTGTGCATATCGTCTGCGTTTAATCGCATCTCTGCATCTGCGGCAGGACTGAGGTCCGTGAACAATACGACATTTTCCGCTTCTCCACCTTTAGAACCGTGGATCGTGGAAACTGATATACGGGGCTCCCCGTTGAACTTTTCTCCCTTCCTCAATAGTTTTGTTATATACGCCCGATCTGTCTCAGGCATTTTATTCATAGCTTCGTGCCATATTAGCTCATCACCGACGAGAAGTCCAAAATGCTCCTGTAAATCTGCAAGACTTATATCGTCTTCGTCCGATAGATTAGCCAATTTCTTAAATCCTCGTTTTACCCTGTCTCCAGTAGACATAAAACTATAGATGTTCCGTGCTACGTTGCCCGTGATAGTTTTACCTTTACGCATTTGCTCCCACCCATTTACGGCGGAACTGATCTTTTCGGAAATACTACGATGCCCCATATGGGTAAAAAGATATCCATTAGACTTTAACTCTTCTCTAACAGGCGATAGCATATACCCCGCCTGAGATAGGATCATCCAAGTCCCATCATTCATATTCACATCGTTAATAGAATAGATCCGAGCAACCCTTCCGTGTTCTTCTTTAGGTTTATACTCCTTCGGAAAC